ACCCGTAGAACCAAACCCACCATCACCTCTTTCGGTTTTGGATAGTTCATCACTTACGATAAATTCAATTTTAGGGTAGGGTACTATCATTAATTGACAAATTCTATCCCCAACTGAATATATTTCTTCAGTATTGGAGTTAGAGTGATTGAAGGTTACAATTATTTCACCTCTATATCCACTATCAATAACACCAACAGAGTTCGATAAACTTAAATTAGTTTTTCTTATTGAAGATCGGGGATATATTAACCCCACGAATCCAACAGGTATCTCTAAAGATATACCGGTTCCGTAGGTAATCTGATTTTTATCAACCGTCATTGTAGTTGCACGTAGGTCAAGACCTGCATCCCCCAATTTACTATATTGTGGAACTACCGCATCAGAATGTAGTAACTTAATCTTACACCTCAACGTTGCGGTCATGTCATCACTATTTAATGTGACAGTCTCTTCTGTGGGTACATGATAATCTCTTTCTTTAAATTGTTGTGCAATTGAATCATCATGATTTAATGAATCCATTGATAGGTCAGATAAAACTTTGGCAATCTCGTTGATGTAACTGTCGTCGACATCATCTTCATTTTCACTTAATGTCCTTTCAAACCCTTCTAATTTTTTAAGGTATTCCTCTAAATTTTTTTTATCCATTTTTTTGTTCAAATATGGCCAACTCAAATCCTTGTTTAACTATTTGAGCTAATGGTGTGGAGTGATATTTTGATTGTAAATCATCATCTCCTTTGTCTGAATTAACTATTGTTTGGTATTCTTCTTCTGTTAAAGAAACACCATATTTTGAACAATAGTAAGCGGATCTTTCACCCACTCTCATCGAAACTAAATCATCAGAAAACTCATACATCTTACCAAGTTTATTTCTATGCCACTCACTTTCATTTGGTTTAAATAAAAAGACCTTTCCTATTTGAGAAAGAATTGTACACTTGAGTATACTTGAAATATCTTGTTGTAATGATTCAGGTAATATACTATTGACCTTTACCGCGTACTTAGACGAAATAAAGATATGTTCTAATAACCCACCCGGATATGCTCCGTACATGTCTAATGAGGTTGATGCTGGTGCAACAAAAAGATCATCACCCAAGAACCCTAATAGATCATCACTTAAAACCCCGTATTTTTCGGAGGTTTCAATTAATTTCGATTTATTTTTTTCAATCTGTTCTTTAGAAATCATATTTTATCCTTTATAATATTGTGGTGTTAAGTCTTTTGCAATGATACATTCAATTGGCATCTTAGCGATTGACACACTTTGACTTGATCTCATGTCTTCTGACCTATATTTAGTTAATACAATTGTGGCCTCTTCTATTGATTCGGCTTCCACAACATATTTAACTTTTGTAATTCTTGGGTTACCTTCACGGTCTAACTGTTCCATCTCATAACCTACGGTTGCTAAATAATACATAATTTTTGTTTTTAATTTATAATTGTTTTAAAGAATTCCACTCTATTTTTAGAAACTGTGGAGAGGGAATAAGTGTCTTTCACAGTTTCGTATAACTTTTCACCCAAATCTGTAATCATATTAGGGTTGTTAATTAATCTTTTCATTTGTTGGTACCATTGCTTATGGTTCTTACTTGATGATACCATCAATGCATTACCATCTGAATTAATCCCACCACCTCTTTCAACACTCGAAATTAGATCAATAAGATACGGATTTTCTTCAGTTGCAATTATTGCCTTTTTATGGAAACCCGCTTCAATAACTTTTAATTGTGATTTGTTTGAATTAAAATCAGACTTCACAAGTGGTGCTAAGGATACATCAAAATAGTTGTAATTACTCGCGTATTTGTTTATGTCCATAGTCCATCTTCTCAAGTATGGTTGATTCAATTCAGTGTTGTATGTTGACTTATTGTAAGTTTTCAAATAAGATGTATATTCAGGTGAAAGTGTTTTATAGTTATCACTAAACATTATCTCATATCTTGACCATGCGGTTTCTTCAGGTCTAATTGGTCGTTCATGGATTTCACCAGTATTTCGATTTAATTCTTTCATTCTACCCCTTAAATCGAACCCACACAGCACGAACTGTACTTTATCCTTAAACTCTCTGTGTATTCTTGAAATACCGTCCGACATTAAACTTAAGTCGTGTTCGTGAGATGACCCCCCTAACCAACCAAATCTTACTAAATCCGATTTAATAGGGTTTGGTTGAAATTGTTTTTCCTCATCATTAATTGCATTTGGAAAAATAAAGACATTGTCAACACCCAACAGTTGTTTAATTGTGTCACGATAAACTGTTGTTGTTGTAGTTATATAATCTGCAAGTTTTAATAATTCAGATCTTTTACCTGCAAGTCCACTCTTTTTAAAAGTTTCATGATTGGGGTGTCGGTGATCGGTTCTCCAAAAATCGTCAGTATCCATAACAACTTTTATCCCGTTTTTCTTTAACCACTTTACCCTTTTAACATTAGTTTCGTGATCTACTTTGTGTATAAAAGAATGAAAAACAACTACGTCGTAATTTGAAAAGTATTCATCATTGTTAGGTACATCGAAGACTAAATCCACATGTACGTCAGATGAAAATTTATCACCAATATAAGTAAATGGATCTATCATTCTAAATTTACCCACCCCATGTGAATCAGAGGGTATGGCTAATATCCTAATTTTTGACATATAATATAGTTATATATCAAAAGATACAGAAAAAAAGTGGGGAAATCAATAGTTTACTTAGATTTATTTACTCCTGTGATTTTACCTTTAAAGATAGAATCTCCGACTTTCAAAACAAGATTCTCGTTAATTGATGCCGTTTTCGATGCATTTAGAATTAAATCTAATTTTCTATCTACAATTTCTTCTAAAGTGTCTTTAATTGTTTCTTTAATTAACGCAGTAATTTCAGTCCCCATTTTCGGATTGGATATCGGAATTGGATTTTCTTGTAAGGTTTGAGGTTGTTGAGTTAAATGAGTTGATTTAGACAAACCTTCTTTTTCCATTAATTTTTTTGCACCATCAAGGAATGACATACTTAAAGAAGAGTCTAACGATATTTCATCCGCTTGTGGGATTGGGTTATTTATCATAGCTTCTTTTATTGAGTCGGGTAATTTGGAATTTCTAATTTTATCCTCATTAACCATAGGGGTTCTACCGTTTGGTGTTTTAGGTGTTTCATTTTTCATTAATTCTTCGGGTGACGATAAGAAAGCTTGGGGGTCAATATTACCCGTAGTAAAACTTTTACCATCCACTTTATTCATTACTTTTTTAGCACCCACTAACTTCTGCATTAAATCATTTTCGTTAATTCTACCAGGTTCTATTTGTTGTGTTGACATATCTTTCTATTTTATAAAGAATATAAATATATTATTTCGTATTATAAAGTAATTCCTTTATTCTATTAATACTTTCATTCAAATTATCGTAGTTACCGTCTTGGTCTTCATCATCATCAAGAGGTTCATCTTCATCGTTATCATCAACGATTGGTGGTTCAATACTTGGTAGGTTTACTGGATTTGGTTGTGGTAAACTATCTGTAGTTTGTTGTGTAGGTTCTACTTCAGGTTCTATTTGTTGTGTAGGTTCTACTTCAGGTTCTATTTGTTGTGTAGGTTCCACTTCGGGTTCTCTTTGTTGTGTAGGTTCAGGAGTTGACGACCAATCAGGTGTTACGTATGTAACTGACATTGATTTATCATCACCTTCTTTATAACCATCTCTTTTTACATCAAAAGTCTCTTGATCGAATATCTCAACCTGATTCATTCTTGAGACCATAAACGTCCTCCAATTTCCTTTTTGAAACCCTGTTTTACTCTTAGACGGTTGATCAACCCACGCCCTAACGATCATGTTACCTTTTTTAGATAGTCCAAGGGCAACTAACTCGGCCTTTACTCTTTTACCCGCTTGAACGGTTTTTCTTGGTCCGTTATAAAAAAAAGAAACGGGATTCCTTTTTTTGACCGCACTTGCAAGTGACCCATGTCTTGAAGAAGAATTGTTTAAATACTTAGGTACTGATTGTTCCCCGAGCAAAAATCTATATATGTCTTTAAATAGTTTCATTAAAAATCTGGATATGTTTTAGTGTCTGAAAAAAAATTCCTTCCAATCCCATCAACTCGTGAATTTATGTCAGTCAAACTACCAATATTTCCACTATTCTCCCCTTTTCCTAATTCATCACCATCTGACAATGCGTTTTGATGTAGTGAATTATAATTATCAGTTTCATTATATGTGTTTCTATTTGTGTTATCAGTCCTTGTGTTAATATCGGTCAAACTACCAATATTTCCACTATTCTCCCCTTTTCCTAATTCATCACCATCTGATAGGGCGTTTTGATGTCCTACACCATAACCGTTTGAAATGTTGTATGTGTTTTTATTTATTAGATCTGTCCTTGTATTAATATCAGTCAAACTACCAACATTACCACTATTTTCACCTTTACCCAATTCATCACCATCTGACAATGCGTTTTCGTGTAATGAACTATAAGAGTTTGTTTCATTGTAAGTATTTCTACCTGTATTATCCGTTCTTGTATTGATGTCGGTTAATCCACCTATTTTACCTGAGTTTTCACCCTTACCTAATTCATCACCATCTGACAATGCGTTTTCGTGTCCTACACCGTATCCATTACTACTATTGTATGTATTTCTTTTAATGTGTTCACCTCTTTGGTTTATGTCAGTATTAGTACCAACACTTCCATTATTTTCACCTCTACCAAATTCGTCACCGTCGGACATTGCATTTGAATTAGACAAACCGTATCCAGATTCAGACCCGTATTTGTTTCTACCTAACACATCTTTTCTACTTTGTATGTCAATACTACTACCAATTTTACCATTATTTTCTCCTTTTCCTAATTCATCACCATCGGATAGTGAATTAGGGTGAGAACTATTATAAGACTTGAGTGATTTGTACTCATTCCTCGCCAAGGCGTCTTCTCTAAATTTATCTGAAATTGATTCTATTTGACTTGCCATTATAATAAATCTTTAATTCTGTTTATTTCCTCAAAAATTCCTAAAGATGAGATAGGTGAGACTGAGGTTTTATCTGAGTTAGATTTTAACATATTGACAGGAGTCCTATTGGAACTTTTTTTTGTGTGTTTCTTTAAAAAACTATTTTGTCTAATATCATCAATTTGACCAACCTCATTTGATCTTTGCTGTGATTTTTTATTATTCTTTAAAAGATCCCTTTCTCCATTTAGGTGTGTTTTAGCCCAATCTAACATTAGTTGTCCACCAGCTAAATTATATTGTACACTGTTAGGGTCTATTTCGTTTTCTAAATCGTGGATTATTCTTTTTATTTGACCGTACCCCACGTTTTTAGTTCTGATTAAATTTTTTGCCCTCATAATTCCATCAACTGACTCACCCTTTATACTCATTAGGGTCTTATGTATGTGATCAAACACATTGTCAGGAATTTTAAAAACTCTATCTTTTAAATCTTTATTCATCTTACTTAAAATATTCTGTTATGTCGTCTATCGTAAGGTTATTTTTTTCTAAGGTATTTTTCAAAGAAGTTAACTGTCTCTTAATGATTGGGTTGAGTTCTTTTTTTTCACCATCTACAATTTCAAGATTTTTATTTTTTTTTGATAATACAGTTTCCATGTAATCTTTCATGAATTTCTTTGGATTTTCGACTAACCTAACTTTATCCTGTGGTAATTTAGGGTCATAACCCATTTTTTCGAGTCTGTCCATAGCATCATCGTGGGAAAGTTTTAATTCTTTTGTAAAATGTCTGTATGCCTCTTTAAAACTATCATCATCACCTAAAGTATCGTCGTAACCAAGTGATTTACTCATATCTGATTCTGCCCAATATCTTAACGAAGTATGTGTTCCGTGTACACCATGTGTACCCATTTGTCCCGCATACCCCTTAGCGGTTTGATTACTTGTTTTTTTCGACGTTATACCCTTTGAGTTAGCGTCAGTTGGTTTTCCACCTCTCTGTATGTTTCCTTTTGAGTTAACAATTTCGTCAACATCACCTTCTTCTTCGGCTACCTCTGGTATTTTTTCAAAGTTTGTGTCTTTTGACATTTTATCTGCCATTTTTTTCCACTCATCCCTTTCTTTCTTACTTAAACTCTCATCTTGAGACTTTGCGTAGAAAAAACGTTGTTGTTTTTTTGATGAAAATTTCTCCTCAATAACCCCTTTTATAAATTTATTCATAGAATATACTTTTATTATAAATATCAAATGTTATGAAAGATATTTATAAAGATATGAATAGTCAGGATATTTTAAGAAATTTAGGTATAAGTTTAGATGTTAAACTCGATAATTCGGAGACGTACGACTACGAAATTGCGGGTTTTGATGGGGATTATGACAAAAAAGTCATTGATTTTACAAATAATATTAGTTTTAATATTGGTGTAGAAAAAGATTTATCAGGACACACAACACAAAAAATATGTGTTGATTTATGTGAAATCGATAATACCCCAAATGACCCCGATTACATTTACTCAGGTATAACACAGTCAATTTCATTTGATGATTTTGCTGATCATTTTGATATAGAAGATGATGAAGGTAATATTTTACACGATTACAAGAATTTTATATTAAACAACGATGTTTTTACATACACTGGGTTCGAAAATGAGGTCCACTACTTTAAAGTTTGTGGGTATAGTAGTTGTTAAGGGTAGAGACAAAACACCTTAATGTTTTTTTTTACTGTTGATTTTAGTTATAAGTAATGTTTTTACTATTTATAGTTAAAAGTAGAAATGTCATTAGAGATCTCAGGATTTACCACGAATTTAATTAGTTGTGAGTCATCACTCGGTGGTGATTGTTGCCCGATAGACCCAACACTGGGTGTTAGACCATGGCAATACCAATTCAACCAGCACGGTGGTATAAACAATTGTGAGTATCTTATTGATAGAAGACCCGAAAAGGGGTGGTCATTGGATTTTGTTTTTAATAGAGAAACCTTACCGTGGTCATTAGGGAACACCTTTTACTTTTTTGGTGTGAGAGACGAACACGACCCACAATTATATGCGGACAATAACCTATCATTTTCATTTACATCGGAAGGGAAAATTATGTGGGAAGCTTACCGATACTCAGGTGAGTGTATAAACACTTCTTATCAAGAAACCTTTTATGTTGATTCGGGGGTAACACCCGTATTATGTAATGATGGTACACAAAAAGACTTTAATATTAGTATTGTTTTTGACAGACATTTAAGACACACAGAATGTGAGATTGAAAATGCGGGTGGTTGGAACGACTTAATAAAAGGTGATACAATTACCAATTCAAGGGGTGTTGTGTTGTCAGGGCAAACAGAAACTCATCAATATAACGAAGTTTTAAATAAAAATTGGAACGATGAGCGATATGCCAGATTAGGAGTACTAAAAATTTACTTAAACGGTTGGCCAATATATAAGATTGATAATTGGGAAGAAATTGTACCATCCAAAAGAGGATTTCAACCTTTTATACAGTCATGGGGTGGTGGTGTATCGGGTTCGGGTGGAATACACATTGGTACCACACAGTTTAACTTAAAGAAAATAAAATACATTGAGGAACCTCTCAATGCGTTAGAGGTGAAACATCATTATTTAACACAAATAAAACCAAATTACGACATAAATGAATGTCAGGAACCATGTGAGGAAACTGATATAACACCGTTTAGTGAGTCCACAATTTATTTTGAGGGTGATACTGATGGTGATGGGGTAATCGACGTTGTTTACACCGAAAGTGGAGACATATTAATTAGTTAAAATATTTATAAAAATGGCATTTAGAAAAATATCAGATTTAAGTTCAAGTTTACAACCATCGGGTAGTGGTATTATTCCAATATCTCAAGATGGTGAGACTTTTGGAACCACATTAGATACAATAAAGGAACAAATAAAGAGTGAGTTAACATCTTCATTTTCCGCAATTGATGATAGTATAAACGATCATACGTCTTCTGTAATTGAATTAAATGTTTTTTCTTCCTCAGCAGAAGAAAGGTTAGGGTCATTAGAGACATTTACAAGTTCATTAGACAATTCGTTTGCCACTGATTTAGAAGTTCAAGAATTTAGAGAATATTTTAATACCTACACATCATCTAATAACAACGTTAATACGGACCAAAACACACATATAAATGAATTAGAACTTGCTACGGGTTCATTATCAAATAGGATAGACACGGAAAAAGGACGGATTGACACAATTTTAAATTTATCAGAAGAAGATAAAGATTCATTCGTGGAAATAGTTGAATTAATCAACAGTGTTGATACTGATAATGATGCGTTTGCGGGTTATGTCGTACAAACAGATGGTAGGTTAAATGCTTTAGAAATTGAAAGTGGTTCGATAAGAAACGATTTTAATCATTTTACATCGTCTTATTTAATTGCATCTGCGTCATTTGATCAAAGAATTATTGATTTAGTTAATCAATTAAATACAACTCCCGAACCAACGTCAACACCGGTACCAACAGTAGAACCTACACCTAACCCGACAAATACACCAGTACCAACAGCAACAGTAGAACCAACACCTAACCCGACAAGTACCCCTAATCCAACGGCAACACCACAACCAACTGCAACACAAAACCCAACTCCCGAACCTACGGCGAGTCAATTACCAACGGCAACCCCTAATCCCACATCAACACCACAACCAACACAAAACCCAACTCCCGAACCTACGTCAACACCACAACTAACACCCACATCAACAAGTGGTGTAAATTTACAAGATATAACTTTAGTTTTCCGAATTAATAATGATGGTGGTGTTGACCCATGGTTAAGTGGAAGTTCAACATATAATGACGTACAAAACCATTTATGTACTTACGGATCTAATAATTTTAATTCAACCACAAGACAAACGACAGGAGATCCTAACAACCCACAAACAGGTGATAGGTTTTATGCAGGTGGATTCCCTATAGAAGGTGCACAAAATATATTATACAAGTACGGAAATGGTACGTCGGTTTCTGATTGGAGATGGATAGAGGTAAGTGATATTGGATATATAACGGTTTCAGGGTTTACATGTAACTCACCAACACCAACAGTAGAACCAACAAGTACTCCAGTACCTACGGCAACAGTAGAACCAACAAACACTCCTGTACCAACGGCAACTGTGGAACCCACACCTAACCCGACAAGCACACCAGTACCAACAGCAACTGTGGAACCAACACAAAACATATTGTTACTTACCCGAATTAATTCTCTACCAAACCCATTATATGATATTTTAACAGGTAATTTCAGTGGGGCCCAACAGTTCATATGTAACAATGATGTAACATCCTCAAGTGGACAAACAAAGCAAACAAATGGAGATCCGACCAACCCACAAAACGGTGATATACTTTATGATGATGGTAGTTTAATAACAAACTCTCAATTCGGATTTTTTTGGAACCAATACAATGATGTTAGTGTCAAATCAACATGGAGATGGATCACAACCGATTCCAACGGTGTGATGACAGTGTCTCAATTTAATTGTCCGACAAGTACTCCTGTACCAACGGCAACAGTAGAACCTACACCAACATCAACTGAGGCACCAGTACCAACGGCAACAGTAGAACCTACACCAACATCAACTGAGGCACCAGTACCAACGGCAACAGTAGAACCTACACCAACATCAACAGACGTTGTATCTCCTAATGCAATCTGTTCGGATCAAAATATCATTGTTCAAGTTAACGATGGACCTATTGGAGAACCCGTAGAACCATTAGTGACTTATTATGGTTCACGAGCGGCAATGATTTATAATAGTGTAACACCCAGTACGTATCAAGTGGGTAATACAGATTATAGTGTCAACTTTACAGTCAATAGTTATAATTTCCAAAATAGGGGGGATGATGTTGATTGTACTACTTCTGCAACAGGTGAAAGTACGATTGGTGTTTGGGATCTTAAAAAAGGTAAAAGCAATCCAAATAATAACGTGATTGGTGTTGACGACCAAGTAACTGCGGGTCAAATGATGTATCCTGCATACTTGACAAACTCTAACCAGGCCACCTTTACTCCAATGTACGGTGAAAATAATCCATTTAGACCATTCGATCTATATTTCACAAATAATGATATTGCGAGTGGTGGTGTTCATGCCAGAACAGAACTTAGAATTAATTCAGTAGACGCAAATGGTAACGATAGAGAAACACAATTAGACCAACTAATTGGGAATTCGGGTATCATAAAATTCAGACAAAATCCAAAATTTAAAACAAACCCGACAACCGCAGATAATCAAGCATGTTGGTACTCTGTCGAGAACTATGCGAGTTATAGGTTTGATAGTAATACATTCTATAAAGTATTACAGTCCGATGGTTCATACACTTACTATTACAGCCCTGGATCACCCGTAGGTAATCCAACACAGTATAACCAAATTCTTACTTCAGAACCTAATATGGGCGGATCAGGATCATGGTACGGACAATCATACAACGGTTCACTACAACGCGCAACGACACCTGATAATGGTACAACAACATATGATGGTGTTAGACCGAGTATAAATGTTGGGACAGTACAATGTAACGGATTTACAGCCACTGTAGGAGATACATTTGACCTTTCACATGACTTCCCAATTTCAATATCGGTTGTGTTAGACACACCTAACCCGACAAGTACACCAGTACCTACGGCACCTGCACAACCCACACCTGTACAACCAACAAGTACACCAGTACCTACGGCAACTGTGGAACCTACACCTAACCCGACAAGCACTCCAGTACCTACGGCAACTGTGGAACCTACACCTAACCCGACAAGTACACCAGTACCAACGGCAACGGTGGAACCAATAAGTACTCCAGTACCTACGGCAACGGTCGACACCGCTAATACAATTTTTGTACACATACCAAACTAATTAAAAATGACAAATCAAAGATTAAAAGAAATAACATCAGAACTTAATAAAACAACATCATCTGAAATTGTTGGTGTTGGTTATGGTTTTAAAGAAGTTAATGGTAGGACAACGGACCAAAGAACAATAGTATTTACTGTAATAAGAAAAAGACCTTTATCAGAAATTCCTGAATCGGAGAGAATACCAAACCAACTAACTTTTGATGGTGAGACTTTTGACACTGACGTTATTGAGGGTTCAATATCACCATTCGGGTATGACTATTGTGTCCCTGATTTCTATCTTTGGCAGGGTCAGCCACCCGCAAATAGAAATACTCACAGACCATTAATGGGTGGTATATCAATTACGAACTATACAAGTCTGAGTAGTTATGTGGGTACATTAGGTTTTATTGCTGTGGATAACGAAACAAACACATTAGTAGGTGTAAGTAATAACCATGTACTTTGTAACGACGCCTTCTTTACATCAGAAAGAAATCAAAGTGGCATTAGAACCAATGTTTTTACACCTAATGGAAATAAAATTACACAACCCAACGAAACGGGTAATTTTGGGATATCAAATAGTGTCGGTATTGTAAAGAAATATCAACCAATTTCACCGATACCATTTAATAATGAAGTTGATTGTGCATTAGTTTCATTCGATCAAGTAGGTGCGGATGGTCAAGTGACTGTAGATCCTTTTGTTTCATGGAACCAATTTGGAATTAGTGGTATGACATCATCACCAAGGTTTGCAACAACACAAGAGTTAGATACTTTATTTCAAAGACCATCTCAAGTTTATTATAGTAGTGGTAGAACTACAGGTCCAAAAGGTCAAGACAACACTAAATTGTTTTGTGTTGCCCACTCAACATCCATTTCAATTGATTATGGTCGACAAGGGACTGACACCACGTGTTATATGAACGACACGTTTGAATTACAAGCAAGTGGTTCAACAACACCACAGGGTGATTGGTGTTACTACCCATCTTCTGGTGGTGATTCTGGTTCTGCAATATTGACAATGATTGAAACTGAATGGGTTATTGTTGGTCTTTTATATGGTGGTAGACAAATACCTAATCCTGAGAACCCTCAGGAAATGTTACCGATCACAACACTTTGTAACAGAATAGATAATATTGTTTCATCCCTAAATATTAGAGCTTGGGACGGAACGTTAAATGGTATAAATTTTGCAAGGAATAATGCTCCTCAAATTTATATCGAGTCTGGCACGTCTTCAGACAAGTATAAGATTATAAATGGAGTTAAACATTGGCAAATGGGAATGGTAAATAATTCAGAGTTTCCACCTGACCCAACCCCACAACCAACTTCATCACCAACATCAATTCCACCAACGGCAACTCCGGTCCCACCGAATCCGACGAGCACACCTAACCCAACCCCACAACCAACCCCATCACCAACATCAATTCCACCTACGGCAACACCATCACCAACATCAATTCCACCAACACCGACACCAACACCCTCACACACATTAAACTTACAAAATGTAAGTTCGTCAACATACGCTCATGATTGTGCAAAAGGTTACATTACTGTCGAAAAGAATGGTACTGAAGTTGCAAGATTAATTAAAACTCAAGGACAAACAACCGCATCATGGAATACATCGTCCATTTCTTTCACTTCGTCTGACAATGTTGTGATGAAGTCATACTCACAAGGTGGTGGTGGTTCAGGATGTGCAACTACCGATACCACAGTTAGGTGTGTTTATGATGGATCCGCCAAAACATCATCATCATTTAACACAGGAACTAATGGACAATCATTTCAAATTCCTGACGGAAATGGGACTGCTTTCGGTTGGTTCTTTGAAGTTGGCGGAATATAAAATTTAAGTATTTATTGATATGGAATTTTTTATAAGAAAAGGATCGACAGACCCAATATTAAAACTACGTTTAGTTGATGATGGGAGAAATGATAAATCATCACTAAATGATTTATTAGAAAATGCGGACATAACATTTGATATGTATGAAACGGAGACATTAACACCCGTTATTTTGGGTGAGAGTTGTTTTTTAACAACAAGAACTAAAAAGTATGATCAAACAACCGAAGAATATTACATCACTTTTAGATTTACTGAAGACCAAACAAATGAATCAGGAAAATTCGAAGGTATTGTTAATATACAGTTTAGAGATACCGATTTATCACCAACAAACAAATTAATTGTACCAATCAAAGAAAAACTCTTTATCAATATAATTTAAAAGTGTCCAAACATTAAGAGAGAAAACGACATTAATTATCTTGATTTTTTAATTATTTTTTAATATATTTGTACCAAAGACTAACTACAGTGTCCATTGATGTTGTAAGATAATGTGTCAACTAATTTAAAACATTTATATTGATGAAGGAGATAATCTCACAGGAGGTAATCGAAGAATTCCTAAACGGATCCGACCCCGAAAAGTATATCGTAGGTATCGAATACGAGTACAAAACAAACACAATTTATAAAATAATACAAGACCCCGAATTGGGTAAAATTATCCGTAAAGATAGTTTAACACCATTTCTTTGGGTTAGTGATATTAGTGATCTAAACTTCTACGGGAGAGATAAGTCTCGACAACGTAGTAAGATGATAGAGTATGGAATTAAAATTGAAAAATTAGACGATAAGGGAAATCAACGCCTAATTGAGGGTTATAATTACTTAGTAAAAAGTAGTAAGGGTTATGGATCTTTGTTAGATTTTTTTAGACAAGGTGGAATTAATCCGTGGGATGAGGATGTTAGACATAAGTTCATACTATTAAACCCTAAAGAACAATTTTTAATTCAAAAAGAAAAAAGACTTTTTAAAGGTTTAGACGAATACTCCGATGTTCATCGATTAGTTTTCGATATTGAAACCACGGGTCTTGATCCTGAGGTTGATAGAATCATTCTTATTGGGATGAAGGATAACCGTGATTTTGTAAGTATTATTGATGCGTTTGGTGACGATGGTGAAAAGAGGTGTATTATTGAATTCTTCAAACATGTTAGAGAATTAAAACCAACAACAATTGCGGGTTATAACTCGGCGTTTTTTGATTTTCCATTTATACTAAAGAGATGTGAAATTTTAGGAATTGATCCAAAGGAACATACTCAGATATTCCACAGACAAGGTATTAAGGAACGTGAGGGGATGTTGAAATTGGCTAACGAAGTCGAATACTATACTCAACACATTATATGGGGTATGAATATTCTTGATATTGCACATTCAGTTAGAAGAGCACAAGCCATAAATTCAGATATCAAATCATGGGGTTTGAAATACATAACAAAATATCTTGGTGCGGAAAAAGAAAATCGTGTGTATGTTGAGGGGTCACAGATTTCCAACATATATCTCGATAACGAAAGTTTTTACGTAAACCCTAAAACGGGTAAGTATAAGAAAATTGGAGATCCGGGTACTGAAGACCTACTTACAAGATTTCCCAATGTATATGAAGTATGGACAGGTAGAAAAATTGTTGAACAGTATCTTGACGATGATTTATACGAGACAATGGTTGTTGATGACTCATTTAGTCAATCAACATTTCTACTATCTAAAGTGGTACCTGCAACATATGAAAGAGTTTCAACGATGGGGACCGCCACGTTATGGAAGTTAATAATGTTAGCATGGTCATATAAACATGATTTATCAATACCTAAGAAAGACGAACGTAGACCAATTACGGGTGGATTATCAAGATTATTAAACGTAGGTTACGAGACTGATGTTGTTAAATTTGATTACTCTTCACTTTATCCATCGATTCAATTAGTTTACGATGTTTTTCCTGACTGTGACGTAATGGGAGTACAAAAATCCATGTTAAAGTATTTCCGAGATGTTCGTATTAACTATAAATTATTGGCCGCCGAACATTCTAAATCAGACCCCGAATTATCACAAAAATATGATAGGAAACAACTACCGATAAAAATATTCATTAATGCGTATTTTGGTTCCTTATCGGCACCTCACGTTTTCCCATGGGGTGATATGGATATGGGTGAAACTATTACGTGTGTTGGGAGACAAAGTCTAAGGATGATGATTATGTTTTTCCAAAGTAGAGGGTATAAACCATTAGTGATGGATACTGATGGTGTAAACTTTTCAGCACCACCCGACATGAAAACTCGGAAATACATAGGTAAAGGACTGAATGATCTTGTTATTAAAGATAAGGAGTATGAAGGTCTTGAAGCCGATACCGCAGAATTTAATGATATTTTCATGAGGAATGAGATGGGACTTGACATTGATTATGTTTGTCCCGCAACAATTAATATTGCACGAAAAAATTACGTATTGAAAAAACCGAATGGCGGTGTAAAGTTGACGGGTAATACAATTAAATCAAAGAACCTTTCTGGTTATATTGTTGATTTTCTTGACCACGGGTTAAAGTTACTACTTGACGGTAAAGGACACGAATTTATTGAGTATTATTACTCTTATATTGAGACAATATATAATCAAGATATACCATTAGCTAAAATTGCTAATAAGTCGAGGGTAAAACAGAGTATTGATGATTATAAAAAACACATACAAAAAAGAACAAAAAGTGGTTCTCTGATGTCTCGTAAGGCACATATGGAATTAATTATGGCAAATGATTATCCTGCGGGTCTTGGGGAGACTATTTTTTATGTAAACAATGGTACTGCAAAATCACATGGTGATGTTTCAAAAAAACCCAAAACAGACGAGGTTAAAATTAATTGTTACATGATTACGGAAAAGGAAATGTCTGATAATCCTGAAATGAAAGGTGAATACAATATTGCTCGTTATATTAATACATTCAATAAAAGAATTGAACCTCTAATGGTTGTATTTAATCCTGAGATTCGTGACGACATCTTAGTTGATGACCCTAAAAAAAGACAGTATTTTACACCAACACAATGTAAATTGGACTCGGGTAACCCTATGAAGGTTGGTAGTCAAGATGAGTATAATGATGTTATGACACTATCAGAAACCGAAATTAAATTTTGGAATAAAATAAAAAGAGACCCTTTCTTTTTATATTTAGAAGACAGTATAAAACATGTTGACCAACATTGGGTTAAAACAAACAGGGAACTTTTGGATTTTCCAATTTAAGAAATGAAGGGTCGGGGGTATTAATTATTTAATTAAGCCTGAATTATTGACATATCCCCGACCTATTTTATATTGCCGTAAATGGTGACGGGAATGGTCTGTATTTTAATGATTTATTTAAGTTCTCAGCTTCATTACCTTTTCTCTCCAACATCTTATCAGGTCTTAACCTCTCTAATCTCTGTGTTAATTCTTCGATTAATTTTAATTTTTCATCCTTACCTTCAGTTAAAAGTGAATTATAATCTAATTTAACTTCACTATCGGGAACTCTTAAATCACCAGAGAATTTAGAATATACTCTACCTAACCCTTCTTTTGAATATGCAATTAAATATTTACGAACCCAATTTTGTGCGGGTCTGTTTAAGGTTTCCCATGTAAGTTCTTCAGTTTCAATGTCGGATGGTAGTTTTACAACGTCTTTATTTTTATCTAAACAATCATCTCTGTCGTGAGTATCGTAATACCAATACCAAACATAATAGTTGTGTTGTTGTACAGAACCAAAGTCAAATCTACCACCTGGTGTGTTATGTAAGTGTACATATTTCTTTCCTTCAGGACCAGCAGTTATTCGATAAGTTAATTCCCCACCAATCAAACGGTTTTTTAAACCTCTATCTTGCATTCTTGCCAATAGATCATAAGCCGGCATCATAAAGTATGAACCTGAGGTTCCCATCTGAGCAAAACCACCCACACCACCAGAACCAACACCACCGAGACCACCAAAACCACCTAAGAAGGGGTCAACGATAGAATCCGTCAATTCCGCCCTTGTAAACCACAGTAGTTCGTTTATTTCTCTACCCGCGGGAATTTCATATACTTGTTGGTTTGCCACCAATTGTATTTTATCTTGTTTTAAGATTGAGTCACCACCAGTTTGTAACCCCACTATTTTAGAATATGCGTGAGAATACTGAGTTTCATAATCAACAGATCTTGTAGTGAATGCTCTCGTTAATGATTGTGTGTCCACATTTAATCCCGCCAATGATGACCATTGTGATTCGATTAACCAATCACTTACATACTGCTCATATTCATCAAGCGCTAATTCAAGAAAAGTATCCATTTGTTCTTCAGTCAATTCTATAGACCTAATTGGCATACCTAAAAGATGAAAAACCTGTGAATATAACTTCTCTTTATTTGTTGGTGTTATAATTGTACTTGCCATAACTTGATTTATTAATATAAATAGTTTATATTACGAATAACTACACGATTATTATGGTAAGTGAAGAACAATTAGAGAAAATAAGAGAAAAACATAGAAGAATTAATAAATTAAACCGTAAAAAAGTTGATGTGTGGAGATACATTCATTCTATTCAACCACTAAAAACTAAATTAAGTCATTCAATTTCAAAAATGGTTTGGGGTATTTGGAAGACTCAGGGTTTACCAAGATTTGGAAAGGTGATGACACCGAGTGGTAATTTATCGGCTATTGGGGTATACGATTTTAATCCTAAGACTGATGAATATGACCACCGTTCAGGTGTTAATTTTACCAACACAAATTACACACATCATAAATTTTTAGAAAAATTCCTAAAGGATAAGTATGGTTATATTTTACCATATAAAAGAACCGACGACGGGTTCGATCATGAAAGTCTTGTTGAAACGGTAGATCAATTTTGTGAGTATCTGTACGAACACAGATTCGAAATATTCGATGATGGTAAAATTAAAGACACTTTAGATGAAATAAAGACTCAGTGTGTTAGTGCAGGAAATAGATCACAAAAACTAATTTCTGAAAATCACAAATTAATTTGGACTGAGTCAATTTCTTATGTGGATGATGATATTATGTCAGGTGGTAGTGATCAGGATTTTAAGGGTATTGACGGAGTTATAAAATTCGAAGATAAAGAAGAAACTAATCAAGTTAAATCATCTGGTGGTTGGGTGATCACACCTGAAGGTAATTATAAAATAAAGGTAACAACATCATTAAAACAATACGAAGATATTGATTACATGTCATTCACTTATCGTGAAGATATTATTGTATTTAAAATTGATATTAACCTAATAGAGAAAGTGTATAGTGATAACGTGTACCTTGTTTTTGATTCGTCCCTATTGTTTTTTACCAATAGACTTGACTAATTCGGATCCGAACGTTTCGGAATATTCACCATCACCCATCACTTCATCAATTACATTCTTCTTTTTTTGTAAAATATTATAGATGGTCATTTCTATAGTGTTTTCAAAAATAGGGTAATATACCAATACACTATTTTTCTGACCAAATCTATATGCCCTATCTTCCGCTTGTGAGTGATCTGCGGGAACAAAAGACAAATCGTTCATTATAACGACATCTGCCGCAGTTAGAGTAATACCAACACCAGCCGCTTTAATATTACCTATAAAGATCTTAACTTTATCATCATTTTGAAATCTGTCAACAGACATTTGTCTAACATCTTTTGACATTCGTCCGTCAAGTACCACACACTTTTTCTTGTATTTTTCTTTTAACATATCTAAAGACACCGTAAAATTTGTAAATACAATAACTTTGCGATCTTGTTCTAAAACCCTATCAATAAGTTCACATGTATGTTCCACTTTATCGATAGCAATTAGTTGACGTAACCTCATTAAACGGTTAAGGGTTACGGTTATACTCTCTTTAGTTTTTTGTTCTTCTGTGATCCTTAAAAACTCCGTTAATTCATCATCGTAAAAAGAACTCTTCATTTCTAACCATATTGGTGATATGATTTTTTCAGGTAGGTCAAGTACGTCCGTTTTTAATCTTCTTAGTACTACCGCCTTTGTTTGATCTCTTAGTTCACTGAGATTGCTGGCACCACTTGTATTCCATATTTTTCTTCCTCCGACCCTAAATTGGTATCCCTTACAATATCTAAGGACATAAGTTTTCCAATTCAATGTTAGTGGTGATTTTACAATCTTAAGTAAATTATAAAAATTTATGGGTCTTGAAGTCATTGGTGTACCTGTCAATAACCACACTTTAGGTATCTTATTTAAAATATCATTTAAAAGTTTAGTTCTTTGTGCTTGAGAATTAGATATATAATGTGCTTCGTCAACAATTGCCAAATCGAACCCCTCATTTACTATTGTTTTAAAATCTTCATTATTCTCTGTTGTATGGAAGTTTTTTAAGATGTCATAATTTATGATGTAATATTTAAACGTTGATCCCCATTTCCTACCTTCAACAATAATTGTTTTTTCATCTGTATATTCTTCAATTTCTCTCTTCCAATTGATTTTTAAAGATGCGGGACACACTATTAATACCTTTTTAACGTCACTTTCAATGGATGCAATGACTGTACTTGTTGTCTTCCCTAAACCCATATCATCCGCCAAAATAAAATGACTATTCGCAAGTAACTTCTCAATTGCGACTTTTTGGTGTTCCATAGGTGGTCTATGACTATAAGGTGAGTAATCAATTTCCCTGTCTAAAGTCTTCTCTTCCTGAATTACAGCCGCTTTAGGTAACCACATTGACATAAATGGTAAATCTTTATTGATATTACCCCAAATGTTAAATGCCATATCACTTTCACAAAGTAATTTCTCAACCCACACGTATTTTACGGGTTCAGTCAATAACCTATCATCCATTAATTTTTGTCCAAAATGTTCGGATATTTCAATATATTTTCGAGCAACTTTAGGGACTGTTTGCCAATGTTTTAACACATAATCGGATTGTGGACGAGTTAATGTATGGTTTTTAGCCGTTTCAAATTTTTTCTTCCACGATAATATTTGATTATTATAACCCGTATACCCCGTTACAATTTCCCTCGCCTCTATTTCTGGTATTCGTCTTTCCATATATTAAATTAAATATAACGAAATCAAATGACATTTTAAACTATTTATCTATATGAATAAAAAGGTACCAATTACAAGATTAAGTAAATTCTTTTCAAATGAAGATTTTGATTTGAATGTTCAGATAGGTGAGGAATACCTTCATGGTGACCTTAATATGAAATTAATACTTTACCGTGTTGACAGTGATAGTACTGATACCGATGCCGTTTATGCCGAAGTTGGTAAAGATCAAATCAAATTTTATCCACCCGTTGAATTTAACGCATTGGTAAGGGTTGAATCTCCAAAAAACAATAACTATAAGAATGGTATGGTTAGGTATAATGAACCCGGAAATCTAATACTTTCTGTTTATTTAAAACAATTAAAAGATTTAGGTATTGACTTAAAGTATGGTGATTTTATTGGTTATCCCGAAACTGAGGAAAAAGTTAGGTATTATACCGTAAGTAATGACGGAAAAGTAACGTCTGACAATAAACATAATATGTTTGGTTTTAAACCATACTATAGAACCATAACATGTGTTCCAGCACAAGAAGTAGAATTTAGAGGTGTATAATGGCAAGACCAAAGAAAAAAAACGACATAAGTGTTTATCATGGAAATGAACTCGTTGAGAGAAGACAAGAACTCTTAGATAAAATAACTAAGGGCGACTCGTTCTTACCTGACTCTGTTTTACATGATGATTTAGATTTAGGTATGTTAGACTTTGTGAAAAACAATTTCAAAACCGTTTCAGGTGGTGAAGAAATTCCTGTTATACCAAAAATTTTAACACTACAAAGATGGGGTGAGTTTACAAATACATGGGATATATCAGATTTAGATGGTAACATAAAACTTCCATTTATTAGTGTTGTTAGAAGACCTGACGTACAACCCGGTACTAACCCAAGTTTACAAAGAACAATACCTGATAGACAACAATTTCACTACGCTTCGGTACCCACATGGAATGGTACTCAAATGGGTGCTGACATATACCGTATCCCACAACCAGTTGCTGTTGATATAACATATGAAGTGACAATTCTATGTACTCGTTTTAGAGATTTAAATAAATTTAATCAAATTGTTTTACAGAAATTTTCTTCTCGTCAAGCATACACAACAGTAAAAGGACATTATGTTCCGATTGTTTTAGACTCTATTGAAGATAACACACCTGTGGATATTGAATCACGTAGATTTTATTTACAAAATTATAAATTCACATTACTTGGTTTTTTAATTGACGAAGAAGAGTTTGATATAAAACCAGCTGTAAGTAGACTTTTCCTTATGAATGAATTTATAAATTCTAACAATTATGAGAAAAAGTTTATGACTAAAAATGTTGAGATCACAATTGCAAAATACACATCAAATGGTACCGATACCGTTTTTAGTGTTGGTGAATCAATAGGTATTCTTTTTACTGTGGAAATTAATGGTATAGTTCAAACACGAGATGTTGATTTTTTCCATGTTGGATACACGTCTAAAATTTCATTTAGTTCCCCACCTCGAGAGAATTCTCAAATAAGTATAAAATATTACAAGGGAAAATCAAACGTATATATTGATAGTTCGGGTAACCCAAGACAAGTATCAACAGAAACTTTTACCTATGATGGTACTTCTTTAGAATTTACAACACTAAACACTATTGACAGTGTGGTTAGTTTTGATTTAAATGGACTTACACAACAAGAAGGTGAGTCTTTCGAAGTGTCGGGGAGAACTAATTTAAGATTGTTAGGTACCCCTCGAGTTGGTACTATAATAGGTGTTACTTACCTACACTAACTATTCCCCATATAAGTTATCCTTCTTACTATTACAGTGTTGATTTATCCATTTTTCAACAACTCTATACATTTTTAAACCATTATCATCACAGTACTTTTTCAACTTAATGTGGTGTTCTTGACTTATTTTAATGTTTTTACTGTTTCTATCACCCATAAAGATAAATATAGATAAAAAAAGATCTTTAAATATACCAAAATAAAAAACTAAGTAACTCTTTGCTAAAAACAAAGATATTTATAATAAGACAATAAAATTTTTAACTAAAGTAATCAATGGCAAATTCAAACAGAGTATTCGTTTCTCCGGGTGTATATACATCAGAAAAGGATTTAACGTTCGTAGCTCAAAGTGTGGGAGTAACCACCTTAGGATTGGCAGGTGAGACTATACAAGGTCCCGCATTCGAACCAATACTAATAAGAAATTTCGACGAATTCAAAACGTATTTCGGACCGACATCACCAACTAAATTTTCAGATGGAAACCCAAAATATGAATTAGGGTATGTTGCTAAAGCATATTTACAAGAGTCAAATCAATTATTCATAACAAGAGTATTAGGGTTAACAGGATTTAAACCTGGTAAAACTTTTGCAATAAAGACTTTGGGTGGTATTACTGTTGATACAGGTACCTTAACAAACTCAATAACTGAGACACTTTCGGGTGAAACTAACAGTATTGCAACAACATCATTCCTAAATGACTTAAACGGTAAACTTGCAACAGACGGGAATACAGTTCAACAATTTATTGAGAACTTATCCGTTAGTGATGGTAAATGGTTTACTATAGGTCACGTAGACCCTACAAACACAGTAAGTTTATTATCAACAGATGAGGTTTCAGGACCTATCGGTAGTAATTCAACAACTAATTGGTATAATACGTTTTTTAAAGAAAACGGATTAAATGTAATCGACGGAGTTTATTCTTATCTATTCGTTTATAGTGGTGCCGACACAGGTTGGACAATAACACAATTTGAGTATTCTGCAGAATCTAACGATTATGATGGAATTGTGGCAGTCACATTTAGATCAAGAGGATCGTATGTTGGACAAACACTTAATTTAGAAGTTACAGGAAACACTCTTACAACTTCAAGTACTGAGGTTGTCTCAAACCCATTAGGTGAGTTCGTAATGAATGTAACAGGTGCAACGAGTGGTGTTAAAACATACACGTTAAGTTTAGACCAAACATCTAATAAGTACGTAACTAAGGTTTTAGGAACTACAGTTTTTGGTAAAGACAAAACAGACGTACCAGTTTATGTACACGAAGTTTACTCCAAAACATTAAAAACCTTACATGAAAAAGGTTTAGTAAGAGGTTTAGAGGTTGATACTTTAGTATATCACGATAATGATGATGACTTTGTTCGTCAATGGGAAACACCAGCATCACCTGTTGTAGTTTCTGAAGTACGAGGTGGTATTGTGAATGATTTATTTAATTTCATTAGTATTTCTGACGGTAACGCGGCAAACACACAAATTAAAATTACATTCCAAAATATTGATCTTGAAACAGGTGATTTTGATATTATTATAAGAGATTTTAATGACACTGACGATAATTTAAATGTTCTTGAGAAATTTACACGATGTAACATGAACCCAGATTTACCGGGATATGTGGCAAGAAAAATCGGGACTTCCGATGGTGAGTATGAGTTAAGATCTAAATTTGTTATGTTGAACCTATCGGTTAACGCACCTATAGATGCAATTCCTGCAGGATTTAAAGGTTATACCTCACAACCATTTGGGAATACAATTCAAGGTAACTCACTTTATAAAACAGAATATCACCTTGCTGGTGATGTGACGGGTTATACTTCAAATGGTGAAGCACAAATTACCAATGGTGATAAGATTAGAAAAGTATCTCTTGGTATTTCTTCACAAGTTGGTTTTGATAGTGACTTATTAAAGTTTAAAGGAACTGATTCAGCATCAAAGACTTTTGGTTTCCACATGTCAAAAAATGCTAAGACAATCACAGGTGATACAACTTACCAAACAACATCATATGATTTAGAAGGTACTAATAAAGGTTTATTGGAAACCAAACAATATAGAAAATTCACAATGGCAGTTGCCGGTGGTTTTGATGGTTGGGACATTTATAGAGGTACAAGAACTAACGGAGATGGTTACATCTACGGTAAAAATACGTATGTAAGTGGTAACACAAATAATGGTGGTGTGTTTAGTACATCAGTTGGAAACTCTGATTATTATGCATATTTACAAGCTATTAACACTTTCTCTAATCCTGAATCTGTTGACATCAACATTTTTGCAACACCAGGTATTGATTTTGTAAATCACAGTTCTTTAGTTAACAACACAATAGAGATGATTGAGGGTGATAGAGCGGATTCACTATATATTATTAATCCACCGAATACGGATACTGTTGATGAAATAATTGATCAATTAGATACTGTTGAGTTAGATACTAACTATTCAGCTACGTATTGGCCTTGGATACAAGTTCGTGATACGGACAATGCAACACAACTATACATACCACCAACAGGTGAAGTAGTTAAAAACATTGCATTGACTGATAACGTATCTTATCCATGGTTCGCAGTTGCGGGTTACTCAAGAGGTTTAGTAAATGCAATTAAAGCGAAAAAGAAACTTACTTTGGAAAATAGAGACGATCTATACAAAGCAAGAATTAATCCAATTGCAACTTTCTCAGATACGGGTACTATAATTTGGGGTAACAAAACTTTACAAGTTAGAGAATCCGCACTTGATAGAATTAATGTAAGAAGACTATTGTTAAGAGCGAGAAAATTAATTTCAGCAGTTGCAGTTAGACTATTATTTGAACAAAATGATGAACAAGTTAGAAATGAATTTTTAAGACTTGTTAATCCTATTTTGGAATCAATTAAGAAAGAAAGAGGACTTTATGAGTTCCGAGTGGTTGTATCAAATGATCCTGAAGATATTGATGCAAATACACTTAGAGGTAAGATTTATATCAAACCAACAAGATCACTTGAATTTATAGATGTTGAATTCTTAATAACTCCAACAGGAGCATCATTCGAGAATATATAATAAAAAAAAGAAGGGGAGGTACATTTGTACTTCCCCCTCAAAGTAAAAATTGAGATGACACCCAGTATAATACCAGTAATAAGCAAGTAATAATTGAATATTAAATAAAAATTATATATATTATATAATTAACTTATTAAATCTTTATAGTTTGCTACCAGTATTACTGGGTAAATAAAAAATAAGGAAAAAAAATGACAATGTCAACCTTATTGAAAATAAATTTTAAAATATTTCACTAAGAGATATATTTATAATAAAGAATAACTAAGATAACAAATATAAAGACATGGCAGATTTATTAATGAAAATGCCGGTTCCTTACGAACCGAAAAGAGTTAACCGATTTATCGTTAGATTTCCATCATCATTGGGAATCAATGAATGGTATGTAACATCGGCAGCAAGACCGAGTGCTAAAATTAACTCGGTGGAGATTCCATTTTTAAATACCTCAACATATGTTGCTGGTAGATTTACTTGGGACACCCTAAGAGTTAAATTTAAAGATCCAATTGGACCCTCAGCATCACAAGCATTGATGGAGTGGTTTAGATTACACGCAGAATCAGTTACAGGTAGAATGGGTTATGCTGCTGGATATAAAAAAGATATTGAATTAGAAATGTTAGACCCAACTGGTGTTGTGGTTGAAAAATGGATTCTACAAGGTACATTCTTACAAGATTTGAACTTTGGTGAGTTAGATTACAACAATGACGCACTTGCGACTATTGATTGTACACTGAGAATGGATAGATGTATCCAAGTATACTAATAGAATAATCTGTCAAATATATTTAAAGGGGGACTCGTGTCCCCTTTTTTTTGTTTAAAACTTTACTTTAGTCTATTTATTCGTTAAATTAAACAATATGGAAAATAATAGAGAATATGTAATAGACCCCAACATAAGTTATGATGTTGTTGAACTACCGAGCCGGGGGATTATGTACCCTAATCGGATAAAATCAGTAAAGGTTGCATACTTAACAGCCGCTGATGAAAATATTTTATCATCACCAAATTTAATTGCATCTGGTGAAGTAATTAATGAATTACTTAAGAGAAAAGTTCTTACTCGAGAACTTAAAGTTGAGGATATGGTTCAAGAGGATAGACAAGCAATTCTTATTTTCCTAAGAAACACCGCATTTGGTCCTGAAATTGGACTTAGGTTGACAGACCCGAAAACAGATGAAGAATTCGAGACCAAAGTTGATCTTTCTGAATTAACATACAAAGAATTTAATTTGATTGAAGACGAAAACGGTGAATACCCATATTATTTAGAAAAATCTAAAGTTGATATTACATTTAACTTTTTAACCCCAAAAGATGAAAACGAGTTGGCTATGATAACTCAAAGTTGGAATGGGGTTGGAACTGCACCGATAGTAACTAAAAGATTAGAGAAACTAATAAAATCAGTAAAAGGTAATAAAGACCCAATGAATATTAGGAACTTTATTGAAACAATGCCGATATCAGATTCTCAAAATTTTAGAAAATATGTGAAAGACAATAAACCTGGGGTGGATTTATCCCGAACAATTTACGCCCCATCAGGAGAAGAAGTTACGTTTAACGTAGACTTCGGGGTGGAGTTTTTTCGTCCTTTCTACGGATTATAGGAATAATAGGCTTACTGAGATTTCATTCTTAGTAAAAAAAGGATTCCAACACTCTGATATACTTAACATGCCAATCTTTGAGCGCAAGTACTATATAGATAAAATTATAGAACTTGAAAACCCTGAATCCTAATATTTATTATTATGGACAAAAGTAGAATCGAAAAAAGATTAAACGATTGGAAGGCTAAGAATCCTGGATACACCCAAGATCAACTTCAAAAGGAGAGTATTAGGGTTACAGCTGAAGAATCTAAAAAAAACACAGGTGGTTCGGGTGATGGTAATGGATCGACAAGTTTTATTGCGGACATCATCAAAGCGTCCGCAAGCAACGATCAGTATGCAAGTGCCAGTAGTAATATGGACATTTCGGAGTTCAGTAAATTATATACTCAGGCAAAAAAAGAGGGTGACAATCCCGTATCACAATTCTTTTCAGGTTTACGAGAGGTTGGTAAAGACCAAGCGGTAACATACGCAGAAGAACAAGTCTACATGTTAAGACAGATGAACAAGGAAATGGGTTTATCTGGTCAATTTTCGAAGGATTTTAGAGATAATTTAAATGACACAATACCGGGATTAACACAATTGGGTCTTGGTGTTAGTGATGTTGTTGAGGCAACCAAACAAATGGTTAATGACTCAGGTAAGTTTGCTTTCATATCTTCAGAAAGTCAAGTAAAAGCAGCAGGAATTGCAACTGCATTTGGAATGTCAATGAGAGAACTCGCGGGTTCGTATAAGTCATTTGAAGATGTTGGTATTGGTGCTGTTGGAGCTGCCGACGCAATTGGTGAAGCTGGTAAAGAATCATTAGAACTTGGATTACAATCTCAAACCACGATAAAAGGATTACAGGATAACATTGATAAATTAAATCAATTTGGTTTTCAAAAAGGTGTAAAGGGGTTAGAAGAAATGATAAGAAAGTCTACAGAGTTTAGAATGAATGTTGACTCTGTATTTCAGGTTGCTGATAAAGTATTTTCACCTGAGGGTGCACTTGAAATGGCCGCTAACCTACAAGTGGTTGGTGGTGCTATGGGTGCATTAAATAACCCTCTCGAAATGATGTATATGGCGACCAACAATGTTGAAGGTTTACAAGACGCAATAATTAAATCGACAGAAAGTCTCGCCACATTTAATTCAGAAACAGGAAGGTTTGAAGTAGTTGGGGCTAATTTAAGGAAGGCTAAAGATATGGCGGATGCTACGGGGATATCGTTAAGTGAGTTAACCAAAGGAGCAATCGCGGGTAATGAAAGAATGCAGGCCCTGAATGATATGTCAGGTATTGATGTTCCTGAAGAAACGAAAAGGTTTATTACTAATATATCCCAAATGAAAGATGGTGAAATGACACTTCAAATTCAAGATAAGGAATTACAGAAAAAGTTCGGTAAAGAAATTAAACTTTCTGATATGAACGATACTATAGCATCTGAATTAATGAAATATCAAGATGAGTTCAAAAAAATGACATCTGAGGATATTGTTAGAGAACAGGCAAATGCGGTTCAAAATATAATGAAGGATGTTAATTTCATTTTGGCAACTATGAGGATCCAAGGTGCTAAGGCGGGTGATAAAACTGTTGAAGCATTATTTGGTATGGATTCAAAAGACTTAGGTACCTTTATTAGTGAACAATCGGACAAAGGAAGTGATTGGGTTGCCACATATCTTGAGCAGGGTATGAGTGCAATAACTGAGGTTATAAGCAAAGACAAGGAAAATACACAAAAAATTCAAAAGGAACTTAATAAACAAAACGAACCGTCAACCACAACACAACAAACTCAGACTGTAGTACACAAACATGAGACAAGTAGTGCATTAGGTGCTTACCAACGAGAAGTGATGAAGAACCCAAATTATTGGAAAGACTTGATGACTACCGATCCAAGAAGTTTCACACCAACAAATTAAACATATTTTACTTTTGAATCTATTTATCTAATAAAATAAGATATGCCAAGTTACTTAGATTTTAATTCAACTAAGGTCTTCAGAGATTCAATACTTGCAAGGACTCTTCAACAACCTAACGGACCACAAACATTCAATAGTGGTGCCTATTCTGTTGAAAATTTAAGAGACCAAGCGAATGTGGACCCTGGTGATGTTGAAACCAACTTACAAACCTATTTAGCGGTTCCCGAAAACTTAAATACTTTTGGTGCTGACGCATTTACAACTGTAAGTGATTTAAGAAATTTAGTACGTCTTGACGATTTAGGTTTATATCCTTATTATACGGCTGGTAATTACAATAATTTAATTAGTATAATGACTACGAATGATTATGAATCGGAGTCAAAACTGATGCAGTTTGCCGCATTTAATATTAAATCTAATAAACAAGGACCTGTTCTTGCAAGAATCACTCAAAATTTAGTTGCTGCAACATATGGTAGAGTTAGACTTATTGATGCATTAGAAGGTAATACCGCAACCGCAGTTAATTTAATTACGGGTAGAGAAGATTTAATAGAAAAAAATTATAAAATAACAGTTGCTAAAACACTTGCGGGGAAGGCGATTGATTTCTTACAAACAGTTGCAGGTGTAGAGTTTCCATGGAGTGAAATACCGGGTGACTATTTAACAAACCCAAGAAACCCAATAGTAAACAGACCCGAAGCTCAAACACAAGCGGGAGCAATAATACAGGACATTACAGGTGCTTTAGGTTCGTTGTTAGGTATACAAAGAAGACCAAAACCAAGTAGAAAACCATCAGATTTGATGATTGAGTATATGGGTGGAGGTCAAAAAGCGGTATTATTTGATAATTTAAGATTCTCAACATACGCACCTAACTATACAAAAACCGCAAGGTCACAACAATCATCAAAGTTATTTAATTTTCCAAATCAAATTGGGGATGCAATTAATGATGTTTTAGGTACGGGAGCACCGGCGGGTGTTGCATATATTGGTGATGATAGAGGTGAAGATGTTAATTATGCAATGAATGACTTTAATGAAAATGTCATCAGAAGTAGTTACTACCTAAGTCTTTTATTTGATCCCGTACAGACGGAATTGTTTGAATTTAAGAGAAATATCAGTGAAGGTGGTCAAATAAGTGGTAAACTAACTTGGTATAGTAAAAATTCAAAAAATAAACTTGGTGTTAATAATGCTGAGTTTAACAGTGAAAGGTCTCAATTTGAAGAGAGTCTCTCAAATTCATATTCATTTAGAAGTGATTCAATATTAGATAAGACACAACAACTTCTTGACTCAATGCCATCTGACGGTGGTGCGGCAAGAGGTCATGTTGGAAATGCGATCGATCAAACAAGTAGAATATTTAGAGAAGGTAACACTTTAATGTCAAGAGGATCTGCGATTAAATACGTGGATAAATTTAGTGGTGATGAAGGTGGAGTTGAATACTGTAGAGTATGGACTAAAGATAGGTCATATATGAATATGTCAGACACCATGAAAAGAACTGGAAACATTAGAAAGTTTGATTCAAGTGTGATGTCAACACCGTGGAATTTAAATATTGCACCAATGTCCAACGGACAAAATGGCGACCCTGACACGGCATTTGCGTCGTCAACAAACATAGTTAAGGCTGGTGATAGTTACGTCGCTAAAAAATATATGTTTTCTATCGAGAATTTAGCGTGGAAAACTTCAAACATGCCAGGTTTTATGGTAAGTGATCTTCCGTATTGTGAAAGAGGTCCAAACGGTGGTAGAGTTATGTGGTTTCCACCATACGATCTAAAAGTTAATGAACAAAATAGTGCAAGGTGGGAAGAAAATAGTTTTTTAGGTAGACCCGAACCGATATACACATATCAAAACACTTCAAGGTCAGGTCAGATACAGTTTAAAATTGTTGTCGATCACCCAAGTATACTTAATTTATTAGTACAGAAACACTTTAAAGGAATGTCAAACGAAGAATCTGATAACTACATTAACGCGTTTTTTGCGGGATGTGAGGAATTGGATTTTTATGAATTAATAAGAACTTATACGACATTAACGAAAGACGATGCTGATAATATTAAAAAATATTTAGAAGATGGGGGTACACCTGAAGAAATTCTGAAATATAAAGTTATAAGTGAAGATGCTGAGATTGTAGAGTTTGACCCACAAGAGGTGGAAGGAAAGAAAGAAAAATTTGAAGTCAACCTATATTTCCCAAACGATTATCCTCAAAAATCAGGTTCGAAGGATGTTAACACACAAGTCCCATATAGTGATATTAAAACATCATATTCACAGAGTGAGTATGAGGGTTATTTAGATAGTGGATTAACAACATTATTCAGCGGATCTAATACTGCGGCTAAGAAAAATGATAAAAATGTTGTTTTTGGTAGTGAAACCGTTACAGGGACACCTGACGAAATTAACCATGTAAAAAGTAAATTAACAGACGCCTTTGTAAAATTAGATACAAATTTTGGTAATTACACAAGTAAATTAACTGAAATTCAGAAGAAGATAGAAAATAAAGAACTTGAGTACGTCGCTGTTGGGTTACAATCAAGTACCTCATCAGTAGCTGACGATCAATATAACGTTTATCTTTCTATGAGACGTGCACACTCAGTTGTACAAGATATTATAAAACAAATTGAAAAACCTGGAAATAATACTACGGTTAAATGGCCAACGTCTGTTAGTTCGGGTAATGGGTCTAAACCTTTTGGCCCTATCTTATATAAATTTTCTGAGTTAGGTTATGAGGGTCTTGAGGGTGAATTTGTTATAAATGGTGAAAGTTTTGGGGAGAATGTTGATGATGCTACATTAGGTGGTCTAAATCAATCAATAATGAACTCGGGTGGGTCTCAAAATATAGATTGTCACAATAAAAATATAATGAGTTCTTCTGCATTGAAAAAGTCGGCACCAATAACATTTTACTGTAGATATACTGGTGTTGTTATAGAAACTAAAGAGAAAAACACATTAACAGAACCACCTAACGATCCTGATCAGGTACCAAAGTTTAAATTAGAACCTGACGGGACTGTAAAACAACCGGCAGTTAAAAAACCTCCGATTGATATGATGAAAAAAATCATCATGAAAACACTTTCGGAATGTTATTATTTTAAAGTTTTAGAGGAAGATTCACCAAATACATTCAAAAGTCTAACAGAAAAGTTAAAATACTTTCACCCCGCATTCCATTCGACAACACCCGAAGGGTTAAACAGTAGGTTGAATTTCTTATTACAATGTGTAAGACCTGGTGACACTATTCCTGTAAAAGGATTGGCAAGTGACCTTGACGTAAGGGCGAGGAATACAAGTTTTGGTCCACCACCAATATGTGTTGTAAGAATTGGGGACTTTTATCATTCGAAAATTGCAATTAGAGATATAAACATATCATATGATGATTCTCCGTGGGATTTAAACCCCGAAGGAATTGGTGTACAACCAATGATTGCAAGTGTTACACTACAAGTTAATTTTATCGGTGGTCAAGGATTGGAAAAACCGGTTGAAAGGTTACAAAACGCATTATCATCCAATTTCTTTGCAAATACTGAGATGTATGATCCAAGATCTGTCTCAACGAATTCTACAATAGATGGTCAAGACGCCAAAGAGTTCACAAAAGAATTTTTAAATGATTTACAGAGAGCAAATCAAATCAATGATACACCTATAGGTGATAATAGTGATTCGGTACCTGAAATAAAGGAAGGTGTTTACATTGGAGAGGAAGATAAAGATAAAACAACGGGACAAGAATCTGAAGGAGATCCAACAGTATTGACTGTTTTACCAACAGGACAAACAATAAGTTACAAAAAACTAATAACTGAGTTGGAAACAGGGTATAAGTCTTATTTTGAAACATTTAAAACGTCATATGACGACTTATTAGTGGAGTTTGGACCTCAAGTACATAGTTTGATTTTATCACCAACATACCGTACTGTAAAAGATTACGAGGTTAACACATCAGATGTTAATACAAGGACGATAGAAATGTTGGGAGAATACTCAGTCACAAATGAATTAAACAATAGGATTAATAAACTTAAGAGTACTATGGTTGGGTTAATAAGGAGTGAAGATATGTCAGAGATGTTTAAGTTTGACAACTTCTTATCACCAGAAAAAATAGAGAGGTCTAACACAATACTAAGACCAAAACTTGAGGAATTGGTTGTCGAAAAATTAGACAATGTTATTACATCTAATACATTGAAAGGGATTGTGACTAAAAGAAATAAAGTTATCGAAGTTTTAGATAAACTAAACTACCTAACCAAATATGTTGGTGACGGACAGATTAACGAACAAACATATACACAAGCAACTCTTTCAGGTTTTACCTTCTCATCACTATATAGTGAATATGATATATTCATTGATTATTTTGATAAAAATAGTAAAAAGTTCACACGAGATTTAGATACCTCAATCAATTTCGACACATTAAACCTTAATCTAACTACACTTAGTGAAATATTATCTGTATTATTATACGGTAAGGTAACGGACATTGTTGACATCTATAAAGATGAAATTCTTTTTACTGAAAATATCATGAAAAGAATAGAAAAGAAAGTTGAGAAGTTTGTGGATGAAACCAAACCAGAAAAAATAAGACTGAGTAGGTTTAAGGAGATGAAAGGTGAACAAGAACTCAAGTTTACGGTTTCGAGTACTGATGAAATTACCGACTCACAACAGAAAGAGAGTTTGGAAAAAGTACACTTAGATCAAGTCACGACCTTGGGTCCAACGTTGAATAATTATAAACCCACAAAAGTCAAAGAATAATGAGTAGAAAATATTTTAATAGATACGAATTTTTTGAAAATGACGGTGACTTTAAAATTGTTCCCGGTATTGAAATCAAGATTACTTCTTCAGATAAGTACGTACAATTTAAACGAGGGAAAGATAGATTAGATAAAATATCTCAGGAATATTACGGTACACCTGTTTTTGGGTGGTTAATATTACAAGCTAACCCAACTGCGGGAAGTATTGAGTTTGAGATACCAAATAATTTTTTCCTAAGAATACCATTTCCACTTACCAATACTTTACAAGAGTATAAAAGAAATGTAGAGTTGTATAACTTATATTATGGCGAATAAGGATTTAACAAATAATGAAAACATATTAGTTAAAGTTGATCAGAATAATCTTATTCTAATTGACCCGAATAGTGTTGTGTCTGATGGTGTTGTAGAACCAAGAGGTACTAATGCGGAAAACTATGTTTATTATGTAAATCTTGAAGCGGATTTAATACCAAGGTCAATTTTGGTTAGTGGTAACGATACAAATACCTTAACGTCGGTTGCTGAAGGAACTTTAAATTTTCTACAGAACAAAAACAGTGAGTATTTAGACACAAAATGGACTGACACTTATAATCCAAGAACCGACGGAAAATTCGAAAGGTCGGACCTTGTTGATGACTCAGGACAGTCGTTTGGTATTGAAAGTATTGACATACAAGTTAGAGGTACAAACTTTGTCCCTAAGGTAACAATAAAGTTTATTGATGTTAGAGGTAAAACTCTTTTCGAATCACCCAAAAATTCACCTTATAAGGCATTCTTTCACCAACCATGGCCGATATTTTATTTAACTGTTAAAGGGTTTTATGGTAAGGCAATCAGATATCGAATTCATTTAACGGATTTTAACAGTTCGTATAATGAAGGTAATGGTAATTTTGAATGTGTTGGTACCTTTATAGGTTCGACATACGCACACTTGAGTGAAATACCTTTAAAGGGTATTTTAAACGCACCTTATATGTACGGTATTGAACAAACTAAAGATGCAAAAACAAATGGGGCTACGGGTGAAGTCACAAAAGTAATATCTAAAACATCAAAAGGATACCTAACGTTGAAATCCATTTTCGACGAATACAAAAGAAAAGGTTTAATTGACGAGAGTATGCCGGTCAAAACTCTTAGAGAGGTTATTGATTTAGCTAAGAGATTAGATCCTATATTAGAAAAGAAGATTTTCGGGGAAGTTGTGGATATGAAAATATTTGTGGCGGCAAAAGAAATGAGTGAACAATTAAGAAGGTTCTTTGGACAGATTGAGGCTTGGAGAACTCAATACCTCACACCTGAATTCGTTGTAATACCATCAGGTAGTGAATTACCAACGGATAAACATTTCTTTTTAGTTAAAACTCAGAAAGATGGTAACTCAACAGAAAAGATTGTTGGTGTTGGTAAATCGGGGACTTTAGAATCTATAATTGAACAAAACTTAAAGAACTTACGTAAGAGTGAGATATTCGGTAATGGAACACAGAAAACAACTGCGGACTTTAAAAAATTATCAATAAATCTTAATAATTCAATAAAAGACATTGGGTCATACTATTCAACAACCAATGGTGGTGGTAAAATTACAGTTGCTATTGATAAGTTGTTTGACGACATGTATAAGATTTCTAATTCGTTCGAAGAACAATTAACTAAACTTCAAGATGGGGTGGAGTTAAAAATGAATGAAATCATAAGGGGTGAAGATGGTATTGGTTTTGAACCAACCATTCGTAATATTATGGCAATAATATTGGCATCCGCAGATACCTACATTAGGTTATTGAAGGGTGTTCACATACAAGCTTTCAATGTTGCAGAAGAACGGAAACAAATAATCAAAGGTCTTACAAATGAAACTGTTGGTGATGCGATATATCCATGGCCAGAGATAAAAAAGAGAAGTACGGGCACTACGAAAGTCCTTGCTTATCCCGCGGATGCAGACTTAGTAAATAAACTAAGATCAAATGATTTTACATTGTGGCCTGAGGTTCAATTTGTTGAGGAATATTCTGCGGTTTCAACTCGGAGGATAGATAATCAAGGTGGAAATGAATCAAATACAAGTTCGGTAAGGTTTGAGTTCGGTGATAGTAATTCCGAAGAGAAAAAAACAAATCGAATTTCAACGTTTGATCTTCTACCGGGAAATGTTTATTCAGATAAAAACTTAGATTCTTTCTTATATGAAATTTATGAAAGGTCGGAATTAATAACATTATACGATACGTTTAATGGTCCGACATTAAATGAACTTGCAAAAAGAGAGTTTGAAACAATACAGAACTTAATTGAAGAAGATTATTTTCTTGTTGATATTTTAAAGGATAGTAAAATTTTAAGTAGGGAGAGACATGTGGAACTGATGCAGTCCTTTTCCCCATTTGAAAGATATCCTTACCACGAAGATCATTTGATGACTATACCATATTTGATAGACAATAACACTTCCTCGTTTTTGTTGAAAGATTATACGGGGGATGAAACGGTTATTTCTAAAAATGGTGAGTATGAAAAACTACAATCTAATTTACGTGGATATGTTTCTGAAGATTATAGGTCAAAAATTTACCCATTTAACTCAGATGTTTACTTAGGTTATTTAGGTAAAAGTGAGTTTACGAAAAACGAATTAAATGTTGGTGAAGTTTTTAATGTGGATACTGGTTCAGGTTTTATAAACGGACCTATCGACCCTACAATTTGGATAAAAGAGAACAGTAGTGAGAACATGTTCAATGAGGTGATTTCGGTTGACGGATCTGTTAATAAGATCAATATCCTAAACACACCATATTTCCATAAATCAATTTACGATGGGTTTTTTAATACAACGTCAGTTGGAAAATATAAATCATCAGCATACCTACTGCTCAATTCATTACCATTTAAGGATTTAAAAGATACGGTAACAACTGTAAATTCTAAAAAGATATTAATGTCCTCATTATTCCGAGAAATCGGGTCAAGGAATTATGTACCATATCATTTAATATTGAAATGGGGGTCAATTTACCACAGGTACAAAGAATTTGTTTTAAATGGTGTTGACATATTAACGGGTTTAGACACTCCAATAGATGGGAGTCTATTCTTTGATAGTAGTTTAAATCTAACGTTTAATGGTGACATCAATAGGACATCACAAAGTGACATAGGTATACACCCATACTATTCCGCGGTTTATCACCAAGTAGTAAATGGTTACTTATACTATAATTTAAATGATACAACCCCTACATCTTTTGATAACGTAGTTAATAATGATGTTTTATTTATAAATCGATTTGATACCGTAAAAGGTAAGTACTATAATTCGTTTATTGATAATAGTCGATTTACCTCAACAGACAAAAGGTTAACTATTCTCCCGTCAACAGGAACTAATCAAAAGAGAACGACCTATTTGGATTTTGATGATTCAGAACAATTTAATTTTAGAGTTAATTTTGTTAATAATCAGAATGATGAATTTTCACTAACAGGAAAGACATTACCAACACCTAAACACTATTTTGATGGGATATCCACCAATAATGAAAAAGTTATTGATTTACTCGGAACATTTAGTCCTGATATATTAAATGAGTTTGAAGAAGCGTTTTTAGATTTTTCAAGTGAGGTTATTGAAAGTTACTCCGAATACAAAAAATACGACACAGTTTATTATTCTAAGTTTCAAAACTTACTAAAAGAACTTGTAAGTGTAGAAAAATTGGATAGTGATGATCTTGATTCCGATTCAATCATTAACACAATTAAGTTAAGACAAGAAAAAAACCAAAAAGATATAACGGAAAATATCTTGACAAGTAAGAACTTATTAGAATTAACAATCTCAAATCCTAAAGAATTAAATTCACACATTTTGAATGGTTACACTAATTCAAATGGAAGGGAATTAAGTACTGGTAATTTTTCTCCCAGTCAATTTGCGTTGAATCAAAAGTATATTGAATTATACATTGGTGAAGATATTGACGGTGCTTATTTAGAGTTTTTTAATATTAGTAATATTGAATTAAACGAAGAAAATATATTCGCATTTAGACCCTTAGCTCAAATATATGGTGGGTATAAAAAATCGGGTGGTGTTACAGACAAAACTAATTTTATAGAATACATAACAACTTCCATAATCGGACCACAAGTTAGTAGACAAAGTTTATTTTTGAGTCAGATATATCGAAAATTACAAACATTAGAAAGGTCAAAAGATAAAAATAACAATTTAGGTATTGTTAAAGGATATAATGAAGATGTTACAATTAAATTAGAATTGTACAACGACATAAAAAGTCTAAATGATAAGTGGATTGCAGGTAACTCCATAGGTCAAAGGTTATTAATGGAAGAGTTCTTATTTTTAGATAAGGCTAATAAAGATATTGGTGACGAATTATATATTGATTTAAAAAAATTAATACGGTTTGGGGAATCACAAAACGCTAATTTAGATTTATACGGTACAATCAGTATGTTAATTGATCGTACAGGTATTGATATGAGGGTTTTACCTGCGTATGTTAATTTTTACGCAAATGAAAATAGAAGAACAAGAGTAAAACCTTCTGATACAATAGCATCTGTAATGTTCGGTAAATTTTTAGAGGTGGATACTGAGTATTCAACACCCATGGCAATTTTACAATACGTTTCAGGTGGTTCAAAACACTTAAATTTATCTGACATTAACGATAAGTATATGTATAAGAACGATGGGGTTGATTTGGAAGATACAAATGAAAATCCGATTCTTATAACAACACCAAACTATTTCCTTGAAACCAATTTGGCGAAGTCTAATAAAGTGGTTGCCTTTGAAGTTAGTTTTGGTGATCAAAACCAACAAATGTTTAAGGGTATATCATTAGATCAAAAACAATTTAAAAATACATATGAATCTAATTTGGCAATGGAAAGATTGTCCAAATCTGAGTCGGGATCGGGAGTGTTACAGGTAGATACAAGTTTATGGGACATATATAGAACAAGGTCGTATTCATGTACCGTAACGGCAATGGGTAATTCGATGATACAACCAACAATGTACTTCCAACTTAAAAACGTCCCATTATTTGAAGGTGCATATTGGATTGTTGAAGTGACTCATGCAATTGCGAATAACACAATGACCACAACATTTAAAGGTGTTAGGATGCCGAAGGATTCTTTACCAAACCCTAAAGATTCATTTATTGCCACTTATCGAGTTTTATTTGATAAGATACTTAAGTCCGCAATCGCGAAACAAAAAGACACTCAAAATTCTACAATTAGTGGTACGGTTGAGACAATCACAACTAAAGAGGGTGCATTCTCAACAAATAGAGGACCTAACGAAAGAATTAAAGGTGAAACCTTAATAAATGAAGTGGGATATAATGAGTATGGTGTTCCTTATAACGGTAAGGACGGTGATCAAACAATTCAAAAAATTGATTACCGAGGTAATTACACGGCATCACATGGTGTGTGGTATAGGGCAATTGTTAGTCACATTGAACCGTATATGACTGATAATACAGATTTAGGTCTACCTAATTTCGCGAAAAAATTATCGGTAAACCCAACTAAATTTAAATGGTCAGAAATAAAAGATAAATCAAGTACAAAGTACTTCTATACGTTACCGTTTAATATGGATGTTTTAAAAGATAGTAGTGAAATATTAGATCCAACAATCTCAAATGGTACCCTGTTCTTTAATCCAAAGAATAACTTAACCAAATCAGTACCGAGCACGTCTAAGTTAAGTGGGGGTGATAGATTTATCCAAGGACCTTGTGATTTCGGTAGTAGAGGTGATTATGGAATGACTATGTCAAAGGCATTAATGAAAGATCTAAAATTAAGTAATGGTGACGTGATTTACTTTTTAATGGATAAATAAGAAGAATTACCAATAACATTATATTTATAGTTAAAGAACATTATTATGGACAATATAAAAGTAGGGTCAGCAATTGAAAATTTCTTATCAAATAAGAAAGTAAAAAACCTTAATGAGGACGGTACCGAACAGGAAGTTTGTGATATGAACACTGGAGTGTGTCATACTATACGTTCTAAAGATGGTTTAGTAGAAAGAATTAATAAAAAATATCTTACCGAAGATGGTAGACAACTATTAAGTGATTAATCATGAAGTTAGAAAAAAAATTACACGAAGAGTTATTAAGATATCGTAGTATTAACAACTATGGTAAAACAGTGATTAACGAACAAGAAGAAATAGACCCTACTGATTTACCAACAGGTGATATACCTGATGAAGAACCTGTTGGTGATATACCTGCTGAAGAACCTGTTGGTGATATACCTACTGAAGAACCTGTTGGTGACGCACCTGTTGAAGAACCAGCTGAAGATTTTGATACTGAAGAAATTGACATTACTGATTTGGTTAATATGACACAAAACATTAAGAACGATTTGGAGTCAAGTAAAAGTGATAATGATGCGGTTATTGGTAAGATGGGTGATCTTTTTAGTAAATTAGATGATTTAGAATCTAAACTTTCACAAATGGACACTGTAATAACAAAAATTGATGGTCTCGAAAGTAAGGTTTCACAAATGAAAGAACCTACACCACAAGAGAAACTTGAAATGAGGTCCTTAGATTCGTATCCCTTCAATCAAAACCCAACTGACTTTTTCTCACAAAAACAAAGTGAGATGCAGAAAAGTGGTAAAAATGAATACGTAATAACTAAGTCGGATTTAGAAGATATAAACCAAGGGGAGATGAGATCTTCATTTGGTGAACCTGAAGAGGAAAATTATTAAAAATGAGTTTAAGTTCAGACGTAAGGTTTTTGTTGGAGTTACAATCTCAACTACGAATATTGCATTGGCAAACTAAAAGTCATGCAAAACATCTTGCATTTGGTGAAACATACGACACATTAGGTGACTTAATAGATTTATATGTTGAAACGTCTATGGGTATCTATGGAAGGTTCACATTAGATGAGGGTGAGAGAAACATCACGATTCAAAATCTTTCGGATGTTGATGTCTTAGGTATGATTAAAACAATTAGAGTGAGTGTTCGTGAAATGGACATAAACCCTATGGATACCGATTTACTTAATTTACGAGATGAGATGTTAACCTCAATAAATAAACTATCATACTTACTAACTCTTAGATAGTTACTGAGTAAATTAAAATATTATTTGATTAATAAAGTCCAGGGGGTTGACCTTTGGATTTTTTTTGTGTATATTTTATCATAAACAATTTAATATTTTAATTATGAGCACAATTGACGCGGTACTTAATCAGTACCAAAAGAACAACAATCCATCCGCAGGCGGAAACAGAATTTCAAGTGAAGAAAGACTTAAAAGGTATTTTACCACTATCCTTCCTAAGGGAACAAGAAACGGAGAAAAACGAATTCGTATTCTACCAGCAACTGACGGGGGGTCACCATTCGTGGAAGTAAAATTTCACGAAATTCAAGTAAACGATAAATGGTTAAAAATCTATGACCCATCACAAGTAGGTGAAGCATCACCACTTAACGATGTTAGAGATAGCCTACTAAAAACGGGACTTGAAGAAGACAA